GAGCTGCAAAGGATCCGCAGAGCCGAGGACAGCCGGCACCATCATACACCTTGCTCAGATGCAGGGATGGAAGCCGACTGCAAGCTCTGATCCGGGTCATGAGCTGGACTGGGGCGACACCATCGTGGTGGACCCGGACTGGATCGAGGACAGGGAGGTCGCCGAGCCGAACAGCTGGAATCCCAAGCAGGAGCTGATCAGGTACCTGGAGACACTGTTCGAACCTGGTGAGAATGTTGGCTATGTAACGGAATCCTTTGAAAAGAAGAACAGCGATGGCCAGTCTAAATGGGTGCCTAAGAACAACGGACACTATGACAGGACGGCCGGTCAGCTGATCGAGGCGCTGCAGAAGACTAATGATATCTGCGACGTCATCGGAGATTATGACCCGCAGGGCGGCGCGTGGATACGCTTTAATCCGCTGGACGGCAAATACACCCGGAATGAGAACGTAACTGAGTTCAGATATGCCCTGGTGGAATCGGACAACATGTCAATCGAGAAGCAGAACGCCCTTGTCAGGGAGCTGGAGCTTCCTGTGGCGATACTGGTCCATTCCGGAGGGAAGAGCCTGCACGCTATCGTTAAGATAGACGCCAATGACTATACCGAGTACAAAAAGCGGGTCAATTACCTTTACGAGGTCTGCCAGAAGAACGGCATGGTCATCGATACCCAGAACCGGAATCCGTCGAGACTTTCCAGGATGCCCGGGATCATGCGGGGCGGCAAGAAGCAGCACATTGTAGACACCAACATCGGTAAATCCTCATGGGAAGAATGGGTGGACTACATCGAGGGCTTCAACGACGACCTGCCTGACATCGACAACCTGGAAAGCATCTGGGACGACATCCCGGATCTGGCAGATGAGCTGATCAGCGGCGTGCTTCGGAAAGGGCACAAAATGCTGATCGCCGGCCCCAGTAAAGCCGGCAAGTCCTTTTTGCTGATACAGCTTGCCATAGCGATAGCAGAGGGCCGGGACTGGCTGGGCTGGCGCTGTGCCAAAGGCCGGGTCATGTACGTCAATTTGGAGCTTGACCGGCCGTCCTGCCTGCACAGATTCAAAGATAGTTATGAGGCTATGGGCATCAGGCCGGAGCACGCAAGCAACCTGGACATCTGGAACCTGCGAGGCAAGTCGGTGCCAATGGATAAGCTGGCGCCCAAGCTGATCAGGAGGGCCACCAAGGCCGCAAAGGACAAGTCTCAGGATTTCGTAGCCATCATCATTGACCCCATTTATAAGGTCATTACCGGTGATGAGAACAGTGCTGACCAGATGGCGGCCTTCTGCAACCAGTTCGACAAGGTGTGTACTGAGCTGGGGTGCGCGGTCATATACTGCCACCACCATTCAAAAGGCGCCCAGGGCGGGAAGAAATCCATGGACCGGGCTTCCGGATCCGGAGTATTCGCCCGTGACCCTGACGCGCTTCTGGACATGATACAGCTGCCCCTTGACGACGACAAGCAAAAAAGCATCGGCGACAAAGCAGAATGCAGGGCCAGAGTCAGGTATCTGGAAGACCACAAGCTGGAGCTCCCCGGGCCGGATGATCAGCTGAGCGTGCCCAATATGCAGGCATGGTGTGACAACCATCTGAGAGATGAGGGATGGAAAGTGGGCGGCCGGCACGGCTCCAAAGCTGAGTGCGACGCACTGGCATTTAAGGCCCGGAAGGAAGCCGCAGCAAAAACGGCGTGGCGGATTGAGGGGACGCTGAGAGAGTTCCCGACGTTCCCGCCGGTCAATTTGTGGTTCGACTATCCTATACATCACATCGAAAATGAGGGCGGGTTCCTGCAGGATATTGACCCCGAAGAGGTCAAGCCGATGTGGCAGAGAGCATCCGAAGCCAGGAAGAGAAAGAACGAAAAGAGGGGCAATAAAGTCGCCCAGGAGAGGATTCTGGAACACGCGAATCTGGCGTTCGGAGGGGAAGATGTCAAGCTGACGGACCTTGCTGAGAGGTGGAAAATGACTGAGCAGGGCGCCCGGAAATGGATACGCGGAAAGGTCGGATCGCAACATTTTTACATAAAGGACGGGTGTGTTTTTGCTAAAGAAAAAGACGAGACGAAACCAGAAACGAAACGAAACTGACCTTGATGAGTTTCGTTTCGAAACCAGAAACTTTTTACGGTCAGTTTCGTAGTTTCGAAACTAAATCCGAAACGAAACTGTACTAGGTCAGTTTAGTTTCGAAACTAACCTACCCTTACTACGTAAGGGTAAACGAGTTTCGTTTCCTCACGGGTGCGGGTCACGGGGAGGGAAGAAAGTCGGCGAATGCTGGCGCCGACGACTTCCTCCCCACGCCAGTGACTTAAAAGGTTGGTTGAGAGGGAGAACGAAAATGGAAAACAACAAAATTGCAAATGAACGTTTTACACAATTTTTCATGTACATGGACCCGCCGACAGTGACCGCTCAGGAACATAAGGTCATAGTCCGGAACGGCAAGCCGGTGTTCTTCGACCCGCCGGAGCTGAAGGCGGCCAGAGCCAAGCTGACGGCATACCTGTCTCAGCACAGACCGGACCAGCCATACCGGTGCGGGCTCCGGCTGTTCGTCAAGTGGCTGTTTCCCAGGGGACGCCATCCTGATGGAGCCTACCGGATCACCAAGCCGGATACGGACAATCTGCAGAAGCTCCTGAAGGACTGCATGACCAAATGCGGATACTGGAAGGACGACGCCCTGGTGGCGTCCGAGATCGTGGAGAAGTTCTGGGCCCAGGTCCCCGGGATCTGGATCCGGATCGAGGAACTCTGACATGATGCCGCCCAAGTATTACTTCTGCTTCCTGACAGATCTGTGGCGCCTGGCAAAGAAGTGGCACGGAAAGATCGGGAGCGACGAGAGGCACGGCATCATGATTGAAGAGTTCGGCAATCTGGCCGAGCACTACATCAAGGGCCAGAAAGAGCACACACGCAAATTTGTCATCTGGATTTGTATCTGGATGGCTGATGAGTTGGTCCTGAGCGAGTGGGACCAGGAAGAAGGATTAAGCGGAGAGTTCCGGGAGCCCCCGCGGCTCCTGGGAGATAAGGAGATTTAAATGGCAATAAAGATTCAGAAATGGGACCCGGACAGGCACTGCTATGAACCGCATCCGTACCCGAGTGAATGGAACGTAGGATTCTTTAGCACCGATCTGGATGAGTTTATTAACTGCGCTCAGTGCGGAAAGAAGCTCCCTTATGGGGACGCATTTACTTCCCGCGAGCTGTATAACGGCTCTGGTATGTTTGCCATGGCTATCTGTCCGAAGTGCCACGAAGCTGAATGGAAGAGAGAAAAGGAACGGAGGAAAAAGAGATGATCAGATGGAGAGCTACAGGAAGGATCGTAAAGCCCAATGGTGAGAAGACGGTATTCTACCGGGGCGACGGAACGGATTACAGGATCGAGTCTAGAACCAGATGGATCAAAAATAACAAGAACAACGGCAGGCGCCTGTTCACAACCTATGCGGTCATCAGGCCGACAGAGGACGATGTGGACCATATTGTGGCCGAGAAAATGTCTCTGACGGATGCTAAGAATTTTGTGGAGGAAGTGACATGCTGAATCTTCTGATTGGGAGCAGGAGCGTTTCTGTTGACCTATTCTTCCCGGCTGAAAAAGCAAACGTGGATATGTTCCTGAAGTGGGCAGAAAAGTCGCACCAGCTGGGTGATGTACAGCAGGTGGTGGAGTACCTGAGAGACAAGGCGAAGAGGCTGGGAGAGAACGCTGACTATATCGAGAAACACATGGAGGATGGAGAATGACCTATTTTGCTTTTGGAATCGGCTGTTTTGTAGGATGTATGGTCACGATCCTGTCGTTGGCGCTGGCAAGTGCAGCGAGTGACAGAGATGACTGGTGGGAGGAAGAGTGATGGAACAGAGAAAAGACTGTGATACCTGCGCCCATGAAGCCAAGCTGGGAATAGATAAGCCCTGCAGAGATTGCTGGAAGGGAGACCAGTGGGAGCCGAAAAAGCCCGAACCTGACAACATCAACCACCCGGCCCACTACGAGGGCAACACATCCCTGGAATGTATCGACGTTATGGAGATTGCTTTTGGTGCTGAGGCGGTCGGTAACTTTTGCCTGTGCAATGCTTTTAAGTACCTGTGGCGGTATAAGCACAAGGGCGGAGCAGAGGATGTCCAGAAGGCTGAATGGTACCTGAATCATTATTCCGATATCGTC